TCAACACGCATTTTTTGCGTGTTGTTATTTTTCTCCACTTCATTATCAGAGAAAACATTATTGATATGTCGACGAATTGTTTTTTCATCTTTATCAAATAGTAAAGCCATTTGATTTGCACTAAGCCAAACGGTATCTTTTTCTGGTGTGACGGTAACATTTAGTTCAAATTGACCATCTTTAAATAAAACCAAATCATTATCCATGTTTTCACTTCCTTCCCGCCATCATTATCGACGGTAGCCGGTGATGGGATTTTTGTTTTCGGGAGGCGTAAAAAAAACGCCCTCTATATAAAAGAGAGCGGCTTAGTTTTTGCCCGAAGGCAATAATAGAAAATATTTTTTGGGATTCATAGCCCAATTTGTATTACTATTATATGCTCTCTTTGTTTCTTTTGTCAAACTTTAATACGACAAAAGCCCTGTGTATAAACACAAGGCTTTTTCGTTAGATGCGACTAATCGCTTATCATTTTTTCAATGCGGCTAAACCGCTTGTGTTTATATTTTAGCAGATATTAAGTTGACTGTCAATTAATATTACTTATACGGTTTTAAATAATATTGAGATAGTTTTTCATTAATTGTGTCAAGCGTATCATCAGAAATAGAGATATTATATAGCGCGTCATTTTTGGATTTTGGCTTATAAATTCTCATCTTACTAATTGGACGAATTTGATTGATTATCCCAATAGAACCTTCTTTCATTTTTGATATTTCACGGGAGGTTTGGTCTAGACTCTTTTTTGTCTGTTGCAGTTCATTGAGTTGGAATTTAAAATCTTTTGTAATTGTGGAAACGTTTTTTAATAAGTTTTTTAGCTGTGGGCTGCCATAAAATGCCGCCCCAAGCAAATCAAAAGAATTCTCATCAATGGAGAATCCTTCAATCTTTACTAAAGAAAAAAGTTTATCCGCAATATCGTTAGATCTATTTATTGTTTGCGATAACTGTTTACTTTGCTTTTTTATTTCTATTTTCGTGTTTTTTATTTTTGACATGAGAAGTGAATACATTTCATCCCCAAGGTTAATATCACTTTTATAAAGGCGCCCTTTATTTGACGTTAATGGAAGAACGGAGGCTATTGGATTTTGTTGATTACTTTCATGAAGGACAATGCAATAATGAAGGCCCCCGAATTCTGAGCCAACATTGTATCCAAAATTGGCCTTAATCAGATTTCCCCGTGCATAACTTGGCAAGTATTTTGGGTTAAACGTTGGTTCAAGTTTGAAATAATTTAATCTGTCGGTTAAAGAATAATACAAAATAGCTGCTTCTTTATATTGATGTTCATCACCAGCAATTAATTCATCTAAATATATACTAAGATCGCTTATTAAATTGTTTTTTGCTCGAATCAAATTTTCTTTGTTATGCGGATCTTTATAATTCATGATTTTAAATTTTTCCTTCCCAAAATTTTTACAATGCTATTATAACCACTGACTTGTTATGATTATCATTTCACCACAAGTTTATCAAGCAACCACAAAAAACTTTACATCTGGCAAATCAGATTCTGAAATCTCTTGGTTATGTAATAAATACTCCAATAAATTTGCATGCGCTTCGGCATCAAAATCACCGCCTTGAATATGTTGCACTTCATGGAGAACGGCCTTGACCTGATTATCGTGATCAATCAAAGAGTTTACAAAAATGGTGTATGTCTCGTCCTCATTAGGGTGCACTAAAGCTTTCATGTGCAAAGGCATTGATTTATAAATAAGGATAATATTCAATCGTCAATACCTTCTTTTTTCTTTAATTCCTTAATCATATTAATAGCAAAATCAATATCTTGTTTATTCAAATCTTTGGATGCATCAAAAAGAATACGCATTTTAGGATTGGTACGCAATTCTTCTGCCATGGCAGCAATTTCGGGATCGTTGTAATAGCCTTGCTGTTGCGGTTCTTCCCAGCCCATTAAATCCTGTGCAGTAGTGCCATAGGCCAGTGCAAATTTTTTTATAATATCAATTCCTACACTTTTGATTGTTCCAATTTCGTAACGACGAATAACGCTTCCACTTAAACCTACTTTTTTTCCCGCTTCTTCAAGGGTAAGTCCAGCAGTACTTCTTGCATTATGTAATCTATTACCAATTTCAGCATTTATAATTTCTCGTTCGGCCATTTCCAATATTCCTCCTTGCAGTTTTTTTGCTTTTTATGATTATATATTACTACTTTATGACACGCTGTGCAAGAAAAATGTAATGCAAAATATGAAATTTGACACCACGGACTTGACAATCATGTATGATGTGATATATACTTAGCTCAATAAATGACACGTTGTGTCAGAAAAGGAGGCGAGAAAAGTAAATGAATCTGGACATGCTAAAGGGGAAACTCGTTGAAAAAGGAAAAACATACAGAGAGGGGGCGAATGCTATAGGATGCTCCGTTGGGTCATTTAATAATAAAATGCAAGGACGCGTTGCTTTTGATTGCTCTGAAGCAACAACATTATCAGATTGGTTATTATTAACGACACAAGAAAAACTTGATATTTTTTTGTCCGATAATTGACACCTTGTGTCAACACAAAACATCGAAGGAAGGTGAGATGGGGATGGATAATTTGCAAGCAACAATACACCTAAAAAGGGGGCGGATTAAAAATAACCGCCCTGTAGAAGTGAAGCTGATTAATAAAACGGCTGCCAATATAACAATTGATATTGAAAATATTAAAAGCCTAATTCGGCGGCAGCGTATTCTTCCGTAGCAGTTCCACACATGCCTTCCCATGAACAAAAGTCGGTAGCTTTTGATACGTACTGGTCAAAGACATCATCTGGAATAACTTCAAAATCTTTTTGTGAATTTACAACAAAGTTACCTGCTTGTAAAAACTCATCGAACGAAGAAACATGAGTATGCTTTTTCATAAATGATTCTGTGAAAAGCTTAGTAAAACTAACTGAATGAGTTCCTTCAAGCGATTCAGCCCTTTTGTTTAGTTCTTCTAATTGATTATTCAATTCATCAAATCCTGATAAATCAATGCTCATAATAATCACCTCCCTTTTAAGGTGATTATACCATATCGAGAGGAGGTGAGAGATGATGGAAACCCCAATACATAAGAGAGAAATTGAACGGGAATCTGCTAAAAAGCGGCTCCAAATTATTTTAGAGATACAACTGAATGGCATGGTGGAGCTACAAAGGGCGGCAATCTGGTCGGACGATGTCGACTTGCATAATGAGTATGCCAATCTAAAGTGTGTACTTGATAAGATTACGAAGATGGAAGCTTTGATTTTAAGTAGTACTCCGCAATAGTAACGGCAACATTTTTGACAACAGACAAGGCAGTACGACCACCAATGGTTTGCAACTGCTCTTTGGTTTTGAACCAAATAGAATCATCGTAAATGGCATCAATGTAATCATATCCGGCAGTTGTTAATCGGGCAATAATAAAATCTTTTAGATCACCACAGTATATCTCGTCAAGAATTTCTATAAAATTTTCGTCTTGCATAAGATCAATGTGTAGTGAAATCATATACGGATCTTCACACAGATCAGAAAATGATTCGATTGTTATCTTATGTTTGTGTGAATCAAGTTCTTCAATGCGCAGCATCATGCTTCTCAGTAAATCTAAATCACGTTTCAATATAATCACTCCTTTCAGAGATGATTATATCATGATTTGCTGAACATTTAGCAAAGAAAGTGAGGTATAACCTAATGGAAAAAATCTGTATTACTGTCGAAGAAGCGGCAAAAATTGCCTCTGTATCAGATGAACAAATCCGAGATTGGGCCAAAGATTTTGATTTCCCCAGTATGCGGATAGGGGCTCGTGGAGGTAAAAGATTGATACATGCTGACGCGTTTTCCGATTGGCTCCGGAAAAAATGTGAACTCCGCTATGGAGAACGTCGATATGAAATACATAATCCGGGTAACATAGCCAAGCAGAAAGGAGTCGAAACAGCATGAATGAAGCAACGGACTATATCGGTACACCGTGGCGGTTCGTCAACCAGAATCACGAACGGTTACAGGCACGCCGCGATATGGCAGCGATCGATCGCGAAATCGCAAAACGCAGGGCAACCGATTACGGCGAAGCGCTCAGCACAAAAGAACTAGGAATTTTCTTAGTAGGATTGATTATGTCAGCCACGATTGGAATTGCTGGTGTGTATTCCATTTGGCAGGCCATGATTACATGGATCGGAGGGATGCTATGAAACCTTGCATCTGTGGTCACATACCAAAAATGGCATTTAAACGCATCGGCCATTACATGATTTATGTTGTGTATTGTAAGCACTGCTACCGGAAAGGAGCATGGGCGAGTACGAAAAACGGTGCGATCGATTTGTTTTATGGTAAAGAAAAAGCCGTCGGCACTGGCATGCAGACGGCATCTTGTAAAGAAATTGGACTTACGCATAGTATATCAAGAAAATGAGGTTTTAGCAAATGGCTCTATACATAAAACCACCGAAAAATTTAAACAGAGAATTGCAGCTATATAAACATTTTAAATTTAGATTCATGGGGCAAATTACCACACAAGCGGCAAGGTTTACTTTATTTGATACTAATCAAAACATATGGATACCGCGAAAGCATTTTGATGAAAATTTAAACCTGAAAGAAGGAGAAAATATAGATTATGTATTCTCCTTTGGTGGTACGCCAATTAAATTAGCGATTATTATCAATAACTTACAAGAAGAAATTAATCAACGGAAAGGACGATAGCAGAAATGGCAGTTAAAATTAACAGTTTAGAAATAGAAAACGTCAAGCGGGTGAAAGCCGTTGCCCTGGAACCGACCGTCAACGGTCTGACGATTATCGGAGGCCGGAACGGGCAGGGAAAGACAAGTGTATTAGATGCCATTGCTTGGGCACTGGGCGGCGAACGGATGAAACCATCCGATCCGATGCGGAAAGAATCCGTCATCCCGCCATCCATCCATATCGAGTTAAGTAACGGCCTGATTGTGGACCGTAAGGGGAAAAACGGAGCCTTAAAAGTCTATGATCCCAGCGGACAAAAAGGCGGCCAGCAGCTTTTAAATGAATTTGTAGAACAATTCGCGCTGGATCTTCCTAAGTTTATGCAATCCAGTGCCAAAGACAAGGCGAAAATCTTACTGCAGATTATCGGAGTTGGACCGCAGTTGGCGAAACTGGAGCAACAGGAACAAGCCTATTATAATCAACGCACGGAAATTGGCCGAATGGCAGAACGGAAAAAGGCACATGCCGACGAACTGGAATATTATCCGGATATGCCAACAGAACCGGTAAGCGCTTCGCAGTTAATCCAACAGCAGCAGGCTATTCTTTCCAAGAATGGCGAAAATCAGCGTAAGCGAGATAATGTTCAAAAAATATCTGAATCATATCAAAGGCTTTCTGATCAAGTTTCCGAACTTCGCAAGCAATTAGCTGAAAAAGAAGAATTGTTGGATCAAATGGATATTGACCTTGCAACTGCGAAAACCTCGGCTGCCGATTTAGTTGATGAAAGCACGGACGAACTGGAAACCAATATTGCCAATATTGATGCGACGAATGTCAAGGTCCGCGCCAACGCTGAAAAAATCCGGGCGCAGCAGGAATCTGAAGATCTAAGTTCTCAATACAAAGAATTATCCGGACAACTGGATGCCGTGCGAAAGAATAAGACCACACTACTGACGGATGCGAATTTACCGTTACCGGGGCTATCTGTAGAAGATGGGGCGCTTACCTATAACGGGCAGCAGTGGGACTGCATGAGTTCTTCCGAACAGTTAAAAGTAGCAACCGCCATTGTCCGGCGGTTGAATCCGAATTGCGGATTTGTGTTAATGGATAAGTTGGAACAGATGGATACGGATACATTATCCGACTTTGGCGCATGGCTGGAACAGGAAGAGTTGCAGGTCATTGCGACACGAGTTTCCACCGGAGAGGAATGTTCGATTGTGATTACCGATGGATATGTCGAAGGTGCATCTCCGGTAATTTCAGCACCGGCAGAAAAGAAGCCTACCTGGAAGCCAGGTAAATTTTAAGGAAGGGGTCAATACTAATGGATATTATGAAAGTTCAGTATGACGGAGAAACAACATTTATCAAATTCAAGGACACACATGATGCTATTTACTCACTAAAATGCAAAGAACTGCCGAGGCCGGAACTTCCTAACACGTTGAAATCAATTGCGAATGCTATTAAAACATGGACTCGGAATCCAGTCTCCGATGCAAAGCTTTCCATGACGTTGCAGTCCGTGGAATATAAATACAAGGCAGATGCCATGGAAAGTTTTAAATTCGATTTACTGATATCCGCACCGCAGAAGATGGCAGCCGATATGATTATCTCCAATATTTTATACCCGTGTGACAATGAAACGATTAATACCTTGTTGATCCGATTAAATGAAGAAGCGAATCAGTATATTAAAGGTCATCGGGCACAGATGGGATTGTTTACAAAAGAAGGTGAATCGTAATGGATATTATCAAAGGTAAAATACAGAAACCGCAGAAAGTCGTGATTTACGGACCGGAAGGTATTGGGAAAAGTACATTCGCCAGTCAGTTCCCCAGTCCAATATTTATTGATACCGAGGGTAGTACCAGCCATTTGGAAGTCGACCGCATTCCGCGGCCGTCCTCCTGGCCGTTACTGCTGGCAGATATCTTCGAACTCAAGAAGGATCACATGGGCTATGAAACACTGGTAATTGATACCGTTGACTGGGCGGAACTCGTTTGTATCGATTCGATCTGCAAGAAGAACGGTATGCAAAGCATTGAAAGTTTCGGGTACGGCAAGGGCTATGTATACGTCAAAGAAGAATTCGGCAGATTGCTGAACGCCTTGGAAGATCTCACGGAGTCCGGTATGAATGTAGTTCTTACGGCACATTGCCTGATCCGCAAGTTTGAACGGCCGGCGGAGCCGCCGTTCGATCGATACGAATTAAAACTCAGTAATAAAGCTGGATCCAGTGTCGGTGCCATGGTAAAAGAATGGTCCGATATGCTGTTATTCGCTAACTATGAATATAACATCTACGAAGCTGAAAAGAACGGTCGGAAAAAGGCAAGTGGCGGTAAACGCGTCATGTTTGCCACCCATCATCCCGACTGGGACGCGAAGAACCGGCATGGACTGCCGGATAAAATGTCGTTTGATTACCAACAGATCGCGCACTGCATTCCCGGGGATCCTACCTATCAGGGAACAGCGGTGCAAGAACCGACAACGCCAGTACAGCCGGAAACACCAGCAGCACCGCCGAAGCTGGAACCAGAACCTCAAAATCCGCCGAAGCAAGAAACTAAGCAAGAAACAGTAACCTTGAATCCGAATATACCCAAAGCTTTACGGGATTTGATGAAAGCTGCCGATGTGTCGGAATTGGATATCCGGAGTGCGGTAGCAGCCAAAGGATATTTCCCGTTAGATTGTCCTATTGCACAATATCCACCAGATTTCGTTGACGGATGTTTGGTACAGGCGTGGAATCAAATGCTGGATTTTATTAAACAACGTAAAGAGAACGTACCATTTTAATTTTTCATATCAAAGGAGATAGCGAACATGGCAAATAACGATACTGTATATAGTTTTGACGATAAACTAGAACAAGATGGTTCTGAATTTACACTGCTGCCGGCAGGGGATTATGATTTCACCGTTTCCGGTGTAGAACGAACGTATCACAATGCATCAGATAAAGTGCCGGAATGCCCGGAAGCAAAGATTTCTTTATCGGTGACCGATGCAGACGGAAACGGGGTATTAGTGAAAGATAATTTGTTGTTCTGCAGTAAATTCGATTTCAAGATTTCCGCATTTTTTCGGGCGATTGGACTGAAAGAAAAAGATAAGCCCATGGCCATGAGTATCGGCGATGCGTTAACGGCCGCTATCAATCTGGAAGGCCGATGTCATATCAAGCCGAGGACCTATAACGAAAAAGAATATAACAATGTAGATAAATATATCGATAAACAACCCGGACAAAAAGGATATACCAAAGGGGCCTTTTAAATGGAATTACGACCGTACCAACAACAATCCGTCCAGGCTGTGTTAACGGAATGGGATAACGGACATAAAAAGACATTGGTAGTGCAGGCAACAGGTACTGGAAAAACCATTGTGTTCGCTAAGATCACCGAGGCGCGTGTCCGCGTCGGTGATCGTGTCCTTGTCCTGGCACATCGCGGGGAACTGTTAGACCAGGCAGCCGATAAAATATATAAGGCTACCGGATTGAAATGCGCCGTAGAAAAGGCTGAACAATCCTGCCGGGGTTCCTGGTATCGCATCGTTGTTGGCAGTGTCCAGACACTTATGCGGGATAAACGATTGCAGCAATTCCCGGCGGATTATTTCGGAACGATTATTATTGATGAAGCCCATCACTGCATGAGTGATAGTTATCAGCATGTGCTGCAGCATTTTCCGGATGCAAATGTATTAGGTGTGACCGCAACAGCGGACCGCAGCGACAAACGAAATCTGGGAACGTATTTTGACAGCCTGGCATTTGAATATAATTTACCGAACGCCATCAAGGACGGGTATCTGTGCAAAATTGTGGCACAGACAATCCCGTTACAATTAGATATTACCGCCGTCGGTATGTCGGCGGGGGATTTTAAGGCAGGCGAATTAGGGACTGCCTTAGACCCATATTTAGCGCAAATTGCCGAAGAAATGGTACAGTATTGTGCCGATCGAAAAACCGTTGTCTTTCTGCCGCTGGTGAAGACGTCTCAAAAGTTTTGCCGATTATTGCAAGAAAAGGGATTCCGGGCTGCCGAAGTCAACGGCGAAAGTGATGCAAGAAAACAGATTTTAGCGGATTTTGATAGCGGAAAATACAATATCCTATGTAACTCCATGCTGCTTACCGAAGGATGGGATTGTCCAAGCGTAGACTGCATTATCGTATTACGGGCCACCAAAAGCAGAGGGCTCTATTCCCAAATGATTGGACGTGGGACTCGTTTGTCTCCTGGGAAAGAGAACTTGTTATTGCTTGACTTTTTATGGCTGACAGAGAAACACGATCTATGCCGCCCGGCGTGCCTTCTTGCCAAAAGCGGAGAAATGGCCGATGCCATGACGAAACGCATCGAAGAAGCCGCAGAACCGATGGATATCGAAGAAGCTGAACAACAAGCCGCCGACGATGTGATCGCAGACCGGGAAGAAAAACTTGCCGAACAATTAAACGCCATGAGGAAACGCAAACGCCAGTTGGTGGATCCGTTACAATATGCGGTTTCTATACGTGACGAAGATTTAGCAAGCTATGTCCCTTCCTTTGGGTTCGAAATAGGACCTGCGACACCGCAACAAATCAGTATGCTCGAAAAATTTGGGATATTTGCTGAAAATATTGACAGTGCGGGCAAAGCAAGCATCTTACTTGATAAGTTGATTCAACGCAAAGAAGCAGGATTGGCAACACCGAAACAAATACGGCTGCTGGAGCAACGAGGATTTACCAATGTGGGTACATGGATGTTTACCGACGCATCAAAATTGATCGGCCAGATTGCCGCTAATAGTTGGCGCGTGCCACGCAGCATACATCCGCAAGATTATAAACCGGGGGCGTGATAATACATGGAAAGCAAAATGGATCTGCGTCCACTGCTGCACTATATCAATCCCACGTCCTTAACGTACCAGGAATGGGTGAATATCGGCTTTTCATTAAAACACGAAGGCTATGATGTCGATGTGTGGGACGAATGGAGCCGGACCGATACCGCTCGGTATCATGCGGGCGAATGCCAAAAGAAATGGCAGTCGTTCCGGGGGACATCCCGGCCGGTTACCGGCGCAACAATCACAGATCTTGCTAAGCAGGGCGGATGGACACCGAAAGAAAATCATGCCTATAACTGGGACGATTACCTTGCCGGTGACGGAATCAAGCTGGTAGACAGCAATTGGGTAGAAGGTATTGAAATTAAGGAACCGAAATCCAAATGGAATCCTGTCCAGGAAATGATTACGTATCTATCGACGTTGTTTAACAGTGAGGATTATGTTGGCTTCGTCAATGAAAGTTTTGAAAAGGATGGCCGGTTCATTCCCCGCAATAAGGGCGTATATACCAAAACCGCTGGAGAATTGATTGATAGATTGCGTACTTGTAATGGTAATACCGGAAATGTAATAGGCGATTATAACCAACAGGGTGGTATGTGGATCCGGATCAATCCGTTGGATAAACGAGGCGTCCGGAACGAGAACGTGACAGAATTCCGCTATGCCTTGGTAGAATCCGATACGATACCCATCGAAAAACAGAACGAAATTATCCGTAAACTGGAACTGCCGGTAGCCGTGCTGGTCCATAGCGGCAGTAAAAGCTTGCATGCGATCGTACATATTGATGCCAGTTGCTATGAGGAATACTGCAAACGTGTGGATTTCTTATATACGATCTGCCGC